CTTTTTCCAACTTACTAGTGGAGAACTTTATGGCAGAGAGAAATCAAAGTAACATCGAAAGAGCAATCCTCCAACAGGAGGTAATTGCCTTGCGAGATCGTCTCATCGATAAAGGCATTAATTTTGCCGATATCCTAGATGACGATGCGATCATTAACGCAAATAGTTTAACTTTGCGAAAATGGAAGAGTGACTTTGACCATCTGCTGCGTTCGCTCTCCGCTGGTGGTCAGTAAAGTACTTTGGGATGGTTTTACGGCTAGCATTTCTACTAGTCGGTTAACACGCTTATAAGGGGAATTGTGTGCCAACATCAGTAAAACTTGTCAAATATCCATTCATGCAGAAGAGCGCGACGACTAAAGGAGGTTCATCACCTCTGATTTATGACATCGACTCTACTCAGGAAATGGCTCTATGGACAGGTACTGAGAGGTTGGTTACTAATTCAAATCCCAGTTGGCGTGTTTTAATTGCAAAAAAGCAAGATGCTTCCATGAACTACTTTAAAAGCGCTTATGAAGTCAATAAGATCCCAATCACCCGTTGTGAAACTTTCACTAAGGGGGCTCCTGGTCAACCTGGGACTATAGGATATAGTCGCATACGTTGGCCGGGCAGTTTCCCGAACCAAGAACCCACAGATGCGGTGACAGACGATATTGCTTTGAAGCGCCTTAAAGCTAAGATCAATATGCATACAGGTGACTTCAACCTAATGGTTCCGAGTGCAGAGATACGAGAACTCCGGGGTACTATTTCCGGGGCAATCAAGCTCACACAAGGGCTCATTGAGTCGTTGATCCTGATAAAGAAAACGAAGGGACGGTCAGCGTTTAAACACGCATCCCAAGCTTGGTTGACCTATGGATTCGGGCTTGCGCCCTTATCTAAGGACCTCCAGGACCTATGTATTTCTATCGACGAGTTTTTGCGTCGAAAGGACCACAATAAGGTTCTCTATGGGAAGGCCACTAAGACGTGGATTGGCGGACCGGTCACTGAGTCATCTTACAACGTTGCTAACGCAGCGCGGTTTAGATCTCATTGCACGGCTCTCCACACCTTGTCTTATCGGTATACGGGCGGATGGAACTTCGCCCTACGCTCTGCGAACGATTATGATTTAGTCGACCACCTTAACTTGGGGCTGCCTGCTCTCGTACCAGCGGTATGGGAGTACACAGCCTTTTCGTGGGTGTTCGATTATTTCACCACAATCGGCGATTATCTAGAGGACGTGTTTTTGGGAAATTCTCCAAAACCACTATACCTCAATCGCACTCGCAAATACGAAATACGTGGTGTCAACTTACTTGACCATCGACCACTACCTGGGACGCTAATAATGTCCCAGACGGTCGGTCAGGTTCCGTTTCGATACTATGAGTTCGAGCGTACTGTCCTTTCAACACTTCCGCACCGAGCCCTCAGGTTTAAATCTGTGGATGAGGTTTCTAAAGGGGCCTTAAATAAGCTCCTAAACTTGACCGCCGTGCTGGGGTCCGGGACCAGTCTTTTCGGAAGAAAAGACTTCGACCCTCGGATCTACAGGAAACCACGGTACGTCATAAAGCCATAAGGGACATTCATGTCTTTTGCACCATCAACACCTATTACAGGCGCGACAGTAGCCGGACTAACATCCCCTACTTATACGATCGCTGCAGACGTCGCCCCGAGCATCAACGGCAAACAATACGCCGTAACTGCTTTGGGTGGTACACAAACAGGCGTGGACGTGAATACTGTTAGTAAACCTTTCAGTATCTCATTCTTCCGCCCATCTGTGCTGCGAACGTTGCCGCAAGCTAACCCTGTAACCGGCATTATCAAGAACGTGCCAATGAACACCTACAAGTTAATTACTCGTAAAGGTGCTCAGCCGTCCTCCAACCAAACTCCAATGGTGGCTCGTATTACTACCATCGTTGAAGTCCCTGCTGGAACGGACACGTATGAACCAGAGGAAATCCGAGCGATGATCAGTGCGCATTTTGGCACTGGTTACGCTCAAGCCTCTGGAATCGCCGACACAGTAATCACTGGCGTCTTGTAAATCAACCTGTACTACTCATCAGGAGATGTTCTGTGAGCAAGAAACAGAATAATGCCGAAGATAGACTCAATCAGCTATTTTCCGTCATGTTAGAGGAATTAAATGACAAATCCGTTACAGACGCTGGTAAAGCGTTTGCAGTCGAACGTCAAGTGCAGCGCATGCGTAAGCGTGCGCAGTTCAATGATCGGGACCTCCAACCTAGAGCTATTGCTGATTTTATTAGCCTTAACAATATGGTTGGGGATATTAGTGTTGGGCTCGCCGACGAAGTTCTTGTAGAGGCCGCTCGGTACATAGAACATGTACTCGAGCGCTTTACTACTTCGTTAGATGAGTCTAACATCCAACAGTCCTTGGACCCGACTTTTCTGTACAATCACTGGCGATTTGGTCCGGGTGCCAGCAATGGCATCCGGGTTACCCATACCGCTGAGAAAATTGCAGAGAAGATGACCTGCACTGTCCTTTGTAAGCCATTCGTAACAACCCTGCGCAAGCATAACACCTACTTCCAGCTCTTTGATGAGCGTAACGGAAATGATGGTACGGCCGCAGTGAATGGTTCACGTCTAACAACAGTTCCGAAAAATGAGACGACACACCGTACTATCGCAATTGAACCCTCGGGAAATATGGCTCTGCAGCTTGCTGCAGGACTATACATCGAGGATGCTATGCGAATGGTTGGGTTAGACATCCGACGCCAGCAGCCTAGAAATCAGCTGTTGGCACTCCGCGGCTCTATTGACGGTAGTTTAGCAACTATCGACTTGAAGTCCGCATCGGACATGTTTACCCTTTACCTAATACGGAGGCTCTGGCCAAAACGCTGGTATAAATTGCTTACTTCCTTGCGGAGTGAGTATATCGACACCGGCGAAGGCGAATGGATGAAACTGAATATGATATCTACCATGGGGAACGGATTTACTTTCCCTATGATGACTCTGTCTTTAGTTGCACTCATTTACGCGTATCGTAGACTTAGCGGTGGCCCCAATTTGTATGTCAGTTGGGAATCCACAGGCGTCTATGGTGACGACATCATCATACCTGCAGTCGAGTATGAGACATGCGTCAGCGTCTTGTCGGGAGCTGGGCTTATCGTTAACACTAGTAAGTCCTTCTCTTCTGGACCTTTCCGCGAAAGTTGCGGTGGAGATTACTGGAACGGGTACGATGTTACCCCATTCTATGTACAATCCGTCGAAAACGACGCAGCCATCTATGTGGCCCTTAATCAGGTTCTTGAGTGGGGTGGTAAGCATAATATCTTACTACCACGCACAATACTCCTGCTTAAGAGTTTTCTAAAAGGCAAGGTCCATCTCATCCCCGAATGGCATAATACCGATCAAGGTGTTCTGACATCCGTGGTTCCGCGCCGATATCGCTACCTGATGCCTAAGACTGAGCGCAAATCTCACAAAAGTGGGATCTTCGACGTTCCGTTGGCGGCAGGTGGTTATCTCGAGGCGGGTCAACTTGACCAGCATTTCTTTGTACCTAGACTGTTTAAAACTAGGTACAAGGTCAAGAAGGCTAGGTTGCCTAAAGGCTACCTAGACGGTCGCGATCCGATAAAACGGTCGCAACCAGTTTCAGACTTCGTAACTGCGTACACCTTTCTGTTGTACAATGATATGGAGTTCCAGCAAATCCCGTAAGGGTTAGCTGGTGTCAAGGGGG